AGCATAAACTCCATCTGGATAATCTGGAGTTTTACAATATCTACCATTATTTTCATCTAGATCACCCGAATCTGTAAATGAATAGTCTTCAACAAAAAATCCTACAGCAAATGCAGAGGGTCTATCAATTACATTAGAAGAACTGGAAGAATATCCAGTTTGTAAAAGTCGTATACCAGAATTCTCATTAGATGGGTTGCTATATCCATAAGGACCATAAATTGGATTTCCATCATATGCCCACCCAATAATTGGTGAGTGATCTAATCCACTATCATCAAAATAATTTTTACCAATGTTTGTAGAGTATCCTACAAAAGAATATTTCAATTGATCGTTAGACTGGACTAGTTTTTCAAATCCATATCTAGCAAAATTATTAATTGATAATCCTCTAATTTTTGGTTCAATAATCGCCCCAGATCCAGGAGCAGTCACCTTAATTGTAGTTTTGTCTAATGTATAGTTTACACCAGAATTAAGAACAATAATTTCTGAAATATATCCATTTTGAACAATTGCTCTCAACTTCGCCCCAATACCATCACCCTGTACCTCAAGATCTGGAGCAGCATTATACTCAGATCCTCTACTTTGAATTTCAACAGAAACAATTCTGCCATTATTAATGATTGGTTTTAATTGACCATTCTTACCATTTTTGATGGTTACAGATGGTTTCTTTTGAAGATTTAAAATATCAGATCCATATCCAGATCCACCCTCATAAACATAAGCATCAACGATTGATCCACGTACAACTGGTGTTGCTGTTATAACACCAGAAGTTCCAGAATACTCAACATTAATATTGACTTGAATTTGAGGGTACTCAAAATTATGATAACCAGATCCAGTAGATGCTAATTTGATATAATTTTTACGAGTATAATTAGATGTTACAGTTCCACCAATCCCAGCATCTGATAATCTAAATGCGTTATCATTTAATTTAATAACATAGTATTGATTTATTGTAGAGAGACCAGATATTGTAGTTCCTGTGCTAGAATAAACAACTTTTTCACCGTCACCAAATCCATGATTAGCAAAATTAACAGATGAGTCTATTGTAGATATTCCTACAGGTTTTACAATTAGTTTTCTGTTTTGATATCCACTTCCTGGATTAATTACTTTGACAGACTGTAAAGTATTTTTATCATCATAAATTCTAAATTTATGAACTCCAATATTACTTGCCGTCGTAAATCCTACCGTATTAATTCCAACATAATAGTCGGAAAAAGTTTGATGTAATTTTATAGATGTTGGGTTAACAATTGATGCGTAATATACAGATCCACTCTGTAGAGTTTTATTCTGATCAGTGTTTAAACCACCAAAAGTACCAATACTTACTGGATTGTTTCCATTTTTATTATAAACAATCGCTTGACCATTTGATAGATTGTGATTATTAATAAAGGTTATAGTTTCGTTAGTAACATCTATTCCGCCAGATTCTGTGTTCAGTCTGGCATCAAAAGATAGTTCCCTATATCTTTTTCCAATAATAGGTTGTAGTACAACTCCACTGCCATTTCCACCAGTTACAGTTATTGATACCACATTATCAATATCAAAGTCTTGTGGATCAACATAAACTGCTGTTACGATACCACTAATAACAGGACGAACTAAACATGTAGTACCAGACCCTGGATTTGAAATTTGAATGGTGGGTGGATTAATTACATCATAATTTAATCCACTGTTTAATATTTCTACATTTTCTATTGGACCATAATAAATTTGATCATCGGATTTGTAGTTTGTAATTTCAACACCGTTGATTAGCATCCCAACTGGTCCAGGAACAGTTTCTACACCATATCCCGATTCAATGTTTGGATTTATTGGAAACTTTTTAAGTAATTTTTGTGGTCCTATTTTTTTACCACTATTTTCCAATAATGTAAACGTATGACTACCAGTTCCAGACGAGAGTGGTTCAAATTCAATATAATCATCAATAGGTATAAAAGATCTTGATGAATAAAGTCTAATTTGGTTCTTATTAGTTAATACCTTTACATAATAAATTCCTTCAGAGAGACCCGTAATATCAGTTGTTTGTGGAGAATAATAAACGGCATCACCGGTGATGAAAGGTACATCACTATCAAACGATAGAATGGAGTACTTTAAAGTTGAAGCATCATATCCCTGGATTCTTGATCCAGTTGCTTCAACTAAAGTTGCTTTAGAAATATTCTTAGTTATTTCATAAGATGGTAAAGAGTTTGAGGCAATGTAAAAATATTGATCAGAATCATTGTAAACATTTTGAACATCTGAAGTAATTACATTATTACCATAAACAATTTCTGCACCAGAACTAATAGACTTGTTTAGATTTCTTCTGATATCATAGGAAAGTCCAACTACTGGGGCAAATCCCGCCAAATTATCAAGTAAAATTTCTTTTGTTAATGGGTTAATGTTTTTTACAATAGCACCACTAACAACTACATTTTGTGTTCCTCTTACTAAAACATCTATGTTATCATTTTCCTTTAAACTTGATTTATCAATTTCAGAATACAGAGTGTAAGAAGATCCAGAGATCTCTTTAATTTGATATCTAGATGATGTATTATAAATCCAAGAATTTGAAAAAATTTGTTTTTTGGTTTTATCTTCTTCTGGATTTAGAATTTTTTCACCAAGATTTTTTACAAAAATTCTTTCACCTTCTGAAGTTAATTTAATATCAGAAGTTGGGACAAATTCAGATAAAACTCCAGTAATTCTGAGCTCTACTTTTTTAGTTAAATCTCCATTTTCATAACCATAAATTGTTTCGTCCGACCTTAAATCGGAAGACGAACTAATAGCAGAAGATATTCCACTACAATTTAAAAATTGGTTGATTGTTTTATCAGTATATGTGATACTATTACCACTGGAGATAACGTTTCCTGATGTACTAAAACCAATTGTTGAATCAACTGTGATTACAGAGGAACCAACTGAAACAGTTCCTATTACCTTGGTTTTTCCTGGGATAATAAATGTACCTTCAATTAAGTCCTTTTCATCAAATCCGACAAATAATCCTAATTTGTAATATGTCCTTCCTTTTCTACTAATAATTTCAACTTCAGACACTGAAGCTTGAGTATTTACGTCAGTTGATTTTCTAATTGTTTGTCCAACTAGATTATTTGGATCTCCAGAAATTCTTTCTGCAAGTACGATTTCTCTTCTAATAAACTGAGCAGAAGATGGTTTTAAAAGATATTGCTCAAGATCAATTACCTTTGGTGTAACTCCATACAAAACATTAAAAAGAATTCTAAAAGATTCTTCTGTTCCTTTTGATTGGTAAAATGCCTTAGATTCCTTAATAAAATTACTTACATCTAAATTAGATACAAAATCAACGTTTTCTAATCCAGGAGTAAGAGTGTACTTAATTTTTTTATAAAATTCTTTTAAAAATAAAGAACTTAGATTGGAAACAATTTTACCAGAAGTATGTGATGTTGCTGAAGAAGTTGAAAAAACTAATTCACCTGGAGCATTATCAGCATGATAAGATGTAATTCCACTAAATCCGCGAACACATCCGATAAAAGTATTAGTTGTTACTCCAGTGTAGGTAATGATCTCATCATCAATCTTAAAGAGTCCATATTGATTTGGAAACCCTTTAGTGCTATCTACTTGAATTGATGAACTTGTGCTAGTAATACCAACAGATAGAAACGTCTGACCAGTAATTACTTCAGGTGTTAAATTATCTAATCTTAAATATTGATCTAAATTATCTACAATATCAACCGTTCCACCAGAAAATTCCTGTGAAATATAATATTGCTTTAAAAATTCTGATGCCTTTGGACTCTCTGATAAAATATATTCTGGAAGTTGATTTTCAACAATCTGTTGTATTTGTACTCTTGTTTCAAACCCTGTTGCTATCATCTTATATCCTCTTTAGTTCCCCGTTTAGATAGTTTGAAGTTACCTTAAACCCAATGCCAGATATTTGTTCCCCAGAAGAAATTGTATCTTTAATCATATTTATGGTACTATCCGCAACACTAAAACTTAGATATAGATCTTTAAGTCCAATAACATCGTTGGATTCTGGGTATGCTTGAACTTGAATTATATTATTAGGTAAGTCTGTAGCAGTTATGTTGATGGTAGTTAAAAGTATTTCTCCAGTCGTATAGTCAATTGTTCCAGCAGATTTGATGACGACAATATTATCAATACCATTTGGATTTGGTTTAACAATTGAAACATCTCCCATACCACTACCATCTAGATTTCCATTAACATCTTTCTTAGGAACATCCGTTAGGTATACAGTGTCTGCTTCTCCAGAAATTCTAAATCCAGTGCTCTTAATATTAAATCCTTTTGAATTAATATGGAACTGATTTCCAAAGCAAAGTTCGTATTGGGCAAAGTCATTTACAGCAGCTTTTAAATTTCTTCTGATAATAACTCTGGTGATATTAGATGTAATCGCAGTATCAACATCATCAATAATTCTTACTAACTTACTGTACTTAAATCTACCACCAAACTTATTGACATCTGTTGATGATGAATAAGTTGTAAGAGCATTGGTCACTCTGGTTTTTAGATCATTTACATTAGAAACCTTAGGTGAATCATAATAGACTGCAGAGTCTATCTCTACATAAAGAACCTTGAGATCAATAATTGACTGGTTAATTCCTGTAAGAGAATAATTCTTAAGTTTATTTAAAATTTGTTGCTTGTCAAAGTCAGAAACATAATCACCATTCTTTGGTTTAATGCTGATTAAAACGGTTCCAAACTGAGGTGGGTCTAGTTCTTCTCCACCAACAACTGAAACTGATTCTGTGTTCGGATAGATTTGTTGAATAATAGATTCATAATCTCTTCCCGTTACTGCTCTATACTGTGATGAATACAGACGGGGAGCAAAATATTTGATGGAATCAATACTTTCAATCTCCCCACCATTGGATGATGATGCGGTAGTTACAACAGAAACTGTTGATGATGGAGTCACAATCTCATCAGAAGATCCTCTTAGTGATCCAGAGAAAGAAAAGAGTGATGCCCCATTGCCATCTTTTCCATCAGTAACGATATAGGTTACGGTGATGATCGTTCCATTTTCTAATTTCTTACCAAAAATACCATCACCAAATAAAAGTTCGTATTTTTCGTCCTTTATTTCTTGAATTAGATAAGTTTCTGATGTGCTCTGAACATTTAAAATATTATCAACTAATGTATATTCCCTCCCCAATCCAGTATCAGAAATACCTTTTACATAAACAACAATCGTAGAGGTGTCAATAAAAGAATTATCTAAAATAAATCTTTGATCTAATGACCCATCAACAACAAACTGGTTGCGAAGAAAAGTTCCTTGATAGATGTTGATATCAGAAAATGATGCAACACCACCAGTTACAGTGCTTGTTACATTTTCAGGAACAGCAAATGTATAAGTCGTATCAGAAATTCCACCAACGCACACCAGTCCCGCCTGTAGAGTTAGTGTTGGACTTGTTGTGGTAGTTGGCACATTAAATGATACGACCGCCTTAGAGGCGCTTCTAGAGCGTGGTACGTATCCGATATTTCTTGCTAACGAAACAACATTTTCTCTTAATGTTGCTGAGTCTAGAAAAGACTCATTCACAACCATGTTAGAGTTAAATGCTGTAATATATGTGTTGTACGCTAACGTGTCAATTAATACAGAAAAGTTTGACCCTTCAAAGTCAAAATCTGTAAAATTAGAGTTCGCACGAAGATAGTCCTTGATTGAGGTCTTGATCTGATCAAAGTCTAAATTAGTAAACTGTGTAAAAGGCATTTTATCTTGTTGCCTCTAGGATAAATGTAAATTCTTGAGTCGGGAATTCCTGTCCAATAATATCAAAGAATATCGTTGCTTCAAATTCGTTTGTATCCGGTTTAGGATTTACCTCAACAACAATATTTTCAACTCTGGATTCAAAGTTCTCTATTGCCAATTCAATTTGTCTTTGAATGATTGAGGCAGTACCAAAATCAACGAATTCAAAAAGACTACTACGTACATCAGATCCAAAATTTGGATTAAAAAACTTTTCCGTAGGAATCGTTTCTACAATGTTTCTGACCGATCTTTTGATCGCATTTTCATTCTTTAGGATTGGTAAATCCTTTGTGACCGGATGAGGTTCAAAGGATAAACTAATATCTTTAAATGATCTAGATATCCTTTGTATTGCCATCGGACAAAAGTTTCTTGCTTTATTTATATCCTATTTCCAAGGAGAACCATAGGTTGGTTCAGTACCATAACCCCAATCATCATAGTCTTCATCATTACGAATTTTTTCATGAAGTTCAGTTTGTGTTTTTAAATCATGCTTTGGTGCCAAATCGTGCATGACTTCTTGAATAATTCTTTTCTGTGGTGTTACTGATTGATAATCTGTGATGAGTTGTGTAGTTCCCCACATCTCTCTCATATAATTTTGATCTCTATCTACGGGTAAATTAGACATTTTAGCTCCTGTTTTAAGTCAATAAAACAGAACTTTTATAAAGGAGGTTGCTATCTCCTTACTTCTATTTAACGATCTATTTCACGCAGAGAATATGAGTCGGAATTAAGGTACTTTAAGATTTCAAGAGCAATTAATTTTGGATTTCCTTCACCACATGTATAGACATCCACTGCTAAACACCCATTTTCTGGCCAAGTATGACAAGAAACATGACTTTCAGAGAGTGCGATGACGACTGTACATCCCTGTGGAAGAAAACAATGGGCAAATGTGTTCAGAATAGTCATTTTCGCACGTTCAATGCCCCTAATCATGACGTTCTGTAGAGATTCTACGTCATTAATCAGGTCAAAATCAACATCATACACCTCTAGAAGTAGGTGCTTACCCATTGAAAACTTTTCCAACTCAATTTGTGGTAAAAAATCTATTTATTTTTGTTCTAAATTTGTAATTTCGTACATATAGTGCTCTGAAGTTTCAATTTTTCGTTTATTTTCTACAGAGTAGATCGTCATGTCAATCTCATAACCTGGATTTTTACTGATTCTGTTAAAAGTCCAAGCATTATCATACCAAACAATGCGATTATTTGGATAGGCATAGTAATTTCCAGTCTCTACTTTAAATAAATGAGCACATTTATGCTCTGGAGTCTCTGAAAAGTTAAGATCTGGTATTCCTTTGTTTTCCCAAGACCAGTCAAGAGTGAACATATAAGATCCAATGACCTTTTTTCCATCAGGGCGTATCAAATCTGCCTGTAATCCAGCAAGACGAGCACGTTTTTGTACATCAATATAGGGAGAAAAACAATCCCAGTACATAATATCTTCTAAGGGTTCAATCTCAGCATCTGGTCTCCAGCAAAAAGCGTGAAGTGGCCTGCGAGTCCAATTCACGCCATTTTCAAGAAATGCCTCAAATAGAGGAACTCTTTTTTCAATACTTGCGACGGAATGTACGTCACATTTGGTCACTTCACCATGTCCTTTCTGATGATTAAACAGAAACTCATTACGAATATAACAAGACCAATCTGGTAAACTATGGTTTAAGTATGCCATTGATTAACCTTTACCTTGTCCTCTGTATTTTTTCCGTGCCCCATTGCGAGAAGAAGCGGCATATTTGGTTCCCATACCCGCACCTTGACGAGACTTTTTAGGAGGACCAGGAAGATAAGAACTATTCTTATTCAGACCACCTTTTGCTTTTGCTGCCATACGTTGTTATTCTCCAATAAAATTTCAGTTTCAAGATCTCCAGGACATGGAGCACCTGTCTGATAATACTCTATAGACAGATCCTCCATCACATTGAAATATTCTTCTTCTGTAAGACTTGAATAAATTCTTCTTCCCTTACAGAGAATATTATACCGTTCGTTAGCCATCAAATGATTCTTGTCTTCTCGTGACCAACTCTGATACGAGGATCGCACCAGATTTCAAAACCTGCTTCCTTTGCATCCAAACAGAATGATACGTCTTCTCCACACATATCCTGTACTTCACCAGATTCAAAGACTTGCATCTTTGGAGCAAACCAAGGATACTTCATCTCTGAGTGTTCAAAGACTCCGTTCTTAATCAACAACCAACCAAATCCAGCATAATCAACAGTGAATGGTTTCCGACGCTTTGAGATACTCTCAATGGTTTCGTGATTCATAACACCACCATTGTTACGGAAATCATCCTCTTCCATCCAGTGTGCTACAGAGGTTGTTCTACCATCCTCTGTACAATACCATCCAGAAGCAATGTCTTGATCCATCAGAACAAGTTGCCAGAACTTTTCAGTATTGAAAACAATATCACTATCAATCCATAATTGCCAATCATACTTCAGTTTACCATCCCAGGGAGTCTGATCAGGTCCACGAAGTACATTTGCTCCAAGACACTTACAACGGGCAAAGTTCACCATTGATGAGTAGTCTTGTGAGATCTGAATACTTGCTCCTGCCTGTACCAGATCAAAACAAAGTTGAACAAAATTCTTTAAGTAAGTATATGAGACTCCTCTTCCAGGTAGACAGAACACAATTGTCTTACCCTTTACCATTTCACGGGCAAGATTGTAGTCCCACTCTGGTTCTGAGGCAGTCGGCGTTTTTGCTTTTACGGTAAATCCTTTAGCCATAATAGAATGCGTTTACATCAATGATCATACAGTATTATGTAGAGATTGTCAATCACCCTCAGTTTCGGTTATTACGAGATCTCCACCCTCAATTGATAGGCGAACTTGTGTATCTTCGTACCATGAAAGATCGTTTGTAATCCACTCAGGAATTACAATGTAATAGTCGCCCGTGATTGGATCGACTTGTACAGACTGAAAATTTTCTCCGGAATTTTTTCTCATTTCGTGTATATGAATCTTCTTTTTAGATTTATATAGCACAGTATATTATACTCGCGTCCGTAACACTTTGTAGGTTAGGGGGACCCATGGTTTTTATAACGGGGGCGCCCCCCGACGCGGCGGAACGGCGGGACGCTGGTGTTCACGAACGAACAGGTCACCCCTGCTGACTGACCCACCCGCTCACGGGGCAGCGATGGGGGGCATGGGTCTCAGCATACTGGGCTGCCAGCACGGTGGCGGGCAGACCCCAGTGCATGTAACCCACGGGGCGGTAGGCGTTGCGCTCCTGGTCAGCACGGGAGATCCATTTGATCTGACGGGTCTGGAGGTCAGAGCACATGGAGAGAGGGAAGATCATCGGGTTCGTTTGCTTTGGTTCCCATAGTGTAGGACCCCCACCCGACGAATCAGGGCGGGGGTGTGCGGTTGTCAGACTGTCACCATACGATCGGGGTGCCGTCAAAATCGGTTACAGTCCCCTGCTCACTGTCACTTGAGATGGAGTCAAGAATCTGAAGAATTTGATCACCATTGTTACCTTGACGAAGCAGAGAAATTGCGAGATCCAGAGTCATTTGAAAAAAGAGTAAGAGTTAACGAAGAGGGAAAGTTAGGGTGCCAGATGAGCAGGAGAACCGCAGGACAGATAGAATGCCACCATACGTTCTGCCTCATCCAAAGTCTTAAACCATTGCGACCTCCATTCACACTGATTGTAGGGAGTCTGATAACGAACTTCGTAGCGGATCATTTGTGTGAATTAAGAAAGAACAGTTAAGGTAACTAACTCAGGCAGCGATCAGTACATCATTCTCCCAAAGTGAGAAAGAGAGAACCTCATCATAGATCCGATCAGCAACCTGCTCAACATACTGACGATCTGCCTTTAGAATTGCTGCTTTACATTGCGCGGCGATCTCATCAATATTCAGAGCGCGATCGGTGCGGGGGTTGTAACGCATTGGGTTCGTTTGGTGAACTGAAAGTATTGTAAGGGGTCAGGGGGTCGGGTGTGACCCCCAGTGTGCCAGTGCCTCAGTCGGCATAGAGGCGCTGAAAGTCTTCCACAAACTCCCGTGCCTCATCGCCTGACATACGGGAGATCATCTCAGTGGCGATGGTCTCCCAGGAGTAGAGGTCTGCCAGATCATAGATGGCGGACCGTGCCTGAGAGGCGCTGAGGTTGGAAGCGTTGATCTGAGCGTAGGTCATGGGGGTTGTTTGAACTGAGAGTATTGTAAGGGGTCAGGGTGGGGTCTGGGGGGTGGGTTGTGCCACCTAGTCGGATGTCACACTGCCGATCTGATCCAGCTCAGCGGCGATGGCAAGAAGTTCCTCACCAGCTTCAGGCTCAATCGCATCGATAACCTTTGCAGCAGCCCGCAGAGCAGCGGCGGCGATCCAGCGCGATTCATTGAGGCAATCATCTGGACCGTAGGAGTTGGCACCATTAGCAGCATCCAGCACCGCCTGAGCGGTAGGGGAGAGGTCGGTCATCAGTCCGTTGCGGTTGATCCTATTATAGGGGGTGGCGCCCCTCAGAACGCCACCAGTTGATCCAGATCCCATTGTGGCACACGGGCGACCTCATCGATCACGTAGTTGCCGCGATGCTTGCGAATCCAGGCGTTGACGTGCTTGGTGGTGGTTGCGCTCCACTGAAAGGCGGTCCGCATCCACCCTTTGCCAGGGACGATGGCGGCAACGGGTTGATCATAGGAGAACAGGATGCAGGTCCCGTCTGCCAGGGTCACCTCGGTTTGGTTGCTGCCGACTTGCTGGACTTTCATGGTGGGGGTCCGTTTGGTATGGGATAATTCTACAGGGTCAGTCGCGGATCCACGTGGCAGCGAGTGCCAGTGCATCAGCTGTCATATGGCGGATCGGTTGGAGCGGCTGCCAGAATACTGTTACCAAAACAACCGCAATAATCCATTTGTTTGTGAACATCAGAAGGCGTAGTTTACGACACGATCTTCACAGTAACCGCGACGGGAATGAGTGAAGTAATCGGTCTTATCTTTGCCACCCGATTGAGTGAACATGTTGCGAATGTAGAAGTCAAACCCACGCTCATCTTCCTTCCACTCATTGAGTGCCTGATAC